CGGGTGTCTGTCTCAAACACAAGTTCTCCCGCCGCCGGCGTGGGGTTAGCCGACGCCACCGCAGATGCAGTGCCACGCTTGTGCTTGATCTTGATGGTCATCAATAGCTTCCGCCGTCCAGCTCTGTCGCCCAAGAAATGGTGTCTGTGCTGGCCGTGTAATACAGAACACCGTTGCTTGTCCCACCGCCGTCCAAGGCAGTCATGGTGTCGGCAGTGTTGGCCACCAGCACCGTGCCCTTCGCCATCGTCGTCAAACCAGTACCGCCCTTGGCGACACTGATTGAATTGCCATTCCATGTGCCGCTGACGTTTCCACTGGCGGTGACATCCGTGCAGGACAGATCGCCAGTACCCAGACTGATGTCCTTGTTGGCATCAACAATCAGGGCCTTTGAAGCCGTGGCTGTCCCAGCCGTGACTCCGGCGACAGTGTTCAATTCTGTAGCAGTGGATGTGACTGCTGTGCCGCCAATCTTAAAAGTTCCCGTCAGGTTAACAGTGCCGGAAAACGTGTAGGTGCCACTGGCCGTCTGCGTGGCCGTAAGGCTGACGAAAGCCCCGGGACCACCAATGGCCAAGACAGACGCGCCGCCACCCGTACCCTTGCCGATGTGCAGGATGTCATCAACTTCTGAAAATGCCAGTTCTGACTGGGCCAGCGAGGATGGCGCTCCGCTAGCCCCGCCCGACGCACGCCTTTTGATTCTCAGTGTCGCCATTAGAAATCACCTCCGTTGACCACATCCTCTTCCGGGTAATTACGCCATTGACCGGCCGAATACCGCAGTACATCACCGTTAGCTACCGATGTAATAGTGACATCAGTCAGACTCGTAAGCGCCGAAGATTCCGGGCTGGTATTAGAGTAGGACAGACTAGACCACGCTGCCTCTCCATCTCCAAACTTGAATTTTCCAGTGTCGGTTTCTAGGCCGAGTTCCCCTGCCAGTAGAACCGGGTTTTTGGTCGTCCACTGTGCGGCTGTGCCGCGGCGTACTTGAATTCGACGCATGTATATCTAATGCGATTCTTAGGCTGTCCACTTACAATTTGACCTCCGCCTCGGCAATCAGTTGCCGGATATGTTCCGCCAGCGCTGTCGTTTCTTCGCTTGGCGTGCCGTGCTTTATCAGATTGCGTAGATGCTGGTCGATGTCGTGCAGTACCGCGAGCGCTTCGACGCCTTGCATCGCAGACTGGTACTCATGCTCCTCGTCCGGCAAACTGTACTGGACTGTCACCTTTGGCATAAAGTCACATGCAATGTCTTGTGGTTGTTCACAGGTCTTCGTTTCTGGCATCGAAATAGTGTGCAACAAATGTTTTCAACGAGTCTGGCGCGCGACTTGTCCACGCCAATAGACCTTTGTCGTCCACTTTCACATGTTTGCCTGGGTCGTACCCGTGTGCGATCAATGGGTTCCAGCGATTGACATACTGCCTGTCGGAACGAGTTCCATGGTACAGATGTACAGCATCTAGTTTCAAGTTGCCAATACGCCCACCCACCTTGCGGTACGCCTCGGTCGCCCACTCCCCATATTCACGTTTCAGAGCCGGCGTCATGCGGCTCATGCAGTAAGACTCTTTCATGCCCATCCAGCCTTCTAAAGCCATCGCATCACCGGACCCGACTATGTGTTTGTCATAAAGCGGAAACACGGATCGCTTTGCGGCCCAAGCACCACCAGGCGACCCGCCTTTGAGGTAGCTGTCCCCCATGGCGCCAGCAGAACGAAGCACTTCGGCTACTTCTCCATCGCGTCCCGCACAATGCCAGCGCGACCATAACTGCACAACCGGATATGTGCGCAGTGCATGCATCGCCAACTGCGGCCAATCGTTGTGCAGCAAAAAAACATCTGCATCTATCCACGCTACATGCGTAATGTCACTGGGTAACCGTTCTACAACCAAATTGATTAAACGCTCTTTTTGCCACAACACATTATCGCTTGACGCTTCGACCCGGATGAAAGCGTCGTCAGTGGGAAATATGTCTCCTGGATAACATGCTTCCGCCCGGAATATGGGCACATTGTGCCACGCCATAGTGTGACAAGTACGGAGGTAATTTCTTTTTAAATTGGACCATTGGGCGGGGTTAAAGTAGACAAGCACAATAGCCAACTGACCGCTCGGAGGGCGACAGGGGATACGCCGCGTCGCAATCGCGATAATTCTCCTCACATCTTGCGGCGATAAAGTGGCCTGCCTTTTTTCAGCTTCTTCGATAACCCAGTCATGTAGCTCTTTGGTCGATGCCGTGTCCGCAATACGCGCTCTGGCAACGGCCACATTGTTTCGCATCGCCGATTTGCACAGCAGGCTTCCTATTCGCAGAAGCCGTTCGCCGATCATGTGCCACCGCAGCAGTTTGGCGTTACTCTCCATCTTTGACTTGTCGGGTCATACCTACCAAAAGCCCACTCGTTTTCACCAAGTGCAAAATTAGTGCCGGAGGGGCACAGGAACGCGGCGGAATCCGTGCTGTGATTGTGAACAAACGTCACATTGTTGACGCCCACATTGATGAATACTGCCCGGGTACTTCCATCGCGCACGGCGTTGGTGATTCCACGCACCTCTGAGCTGGTTGCCGCTGTTAGGCGATACACATCGGCCACCGTGGTGATCACGGAGTTATTGATCGTCACCGTCGTCCAGCGTTCCCCAATCCCCACCGCTGTAGCCAAATCCGTCACAGCCGTCGAATTATGGGCATGACCGGCAGTGGCCGCCCCGATTGACCCAGAATTGAGAGTTACCGCCCCAGTAACACCATTGACACTCAACACCGGCGAGGCCGTGGCTGCAATCGTCACCACAGCGGAGTTAAAATTGGTGATGTCGGATGAAGTCAGGGCAACCGCACCGCTCCTGCCGGCTACCGTGATTACCGGAGCTGCGGTAGCCGCCACGGCTGCGGCGGCAGTGTTGAAGTTGCCAATGTCCGCAGAAGTCAAAGCCACCGTTCCGCTACGCCCGGCCACGGTCAGCACCGGAGACGCGGTCAAAGCCACCGAAGCCGCTGCCGCATTGAAATTGCTGATGTCTGCCGAGGTCAGCGCCACAGCCCCTGTCCTGCCGGCTACGGTGTGAACCGGCCCGGACAAGGCAGCTATGAGGCCGGCGGTCACACGCTGCGTCTGCGTGCCCGCGGCGTTGTTGATAATCAGCATCGCCGCCGGATCCGCAGCCCCGACCGGCAACGAAGAAATTCTGACGCTGGGCATGTTACGACTTTCTTACGACGGTCATCTGACAGGTTGAGGCACCGACAACCACCGGAGTGACAAAAGGAAGACTGTACGCCTCCGCAGGAAACGGCAGCACCCCCACAGTCAACGCCGAGGTCACGGCATTGCCAGTGGCATTGTAAATCTGACGCGGCAGGGATTGGTCGGTGTCCGCGCCATGCCAGTTGATTGCAGTGCAGCTGTTGGTATTTGCGACGATCACGGCACCACCAGTGAATTGCCCGTAGGCCACCCGCGGCGAGGTGACTGTAGCACCAGATGTGGCCGTGATGGTCGTCACATCGTTGTAACGTGTGATGTCAATCATTTGTTTTCTTTCTTCTTGGGATGGGCATGGCGATCAATGATCATCTCTCGCAGTTCTTTGCGTTTTAGTTTGGGGTTTGTGGACTGATAATGCTTCATTTCTTGCTTGATGATTTTTTCTGACAGCACGGTGCGCTTGGGGGGGCACGGGTTGCCTTTGTGGTTCACAATACCTTCGACCGTCAGATTGCGTTTGCGGGCCACTCTGAGTATGTCGGAAGTATCATGCACCCAGGCTTCGGGGTCGCAATGAGCCCGCTTGTCCGCGAGTCCTCCCATGTATTGTTTGCCAACCGGGTTTATGCCGGCCGCCTTGGCTTCTGAGAGCATCCGCTGCGCCATCGCCAAGGGCATGTCGTCAAACTGCTCTTGATTCTGCCGCCCTTGATTGAATGCCCGATCGGTTCCCTTGGTGCCGGGGGGAATCTGGAGCGCGACCATTTCAGCCCACTTCTGCCCGTATTGAAGGGCTACTTCGTAGACCTTGATGGCTTCGTAGCCGCGATCACGGATTTGCTGGGGTATCTGGTGCTTGTGCATTGGGAGGCTGTTGTGGAGGTGGAGGCGGAGGTGGAGGCACAACGTATTTGCTCACATCGATGTCCATGGCGCGGCCCCAGTCATCCATGAGAGCGTTGAACAACTGCGGCTGGCCCGCCTGCAACATGCCTTGAGCGACCGGCATGAGAACTTGGAGGGCCTGATTGATCTGTTCGACTTTCGTACCCTTGTTGGGCTTGCGGGCCGAGCCGGCCTCCACCCGATAGTCGTATTCCCGGACAATTTCTTCCGGAGACGATTTTTGGACATGCATCTGCCACGCACCGGCCGCCATTGGGCCCAGCAAAGGCGCGATGTCTTCCGGCTGCATCAACCACCGCGCGAGGAACGCCTCTTTCCTGGCCAATGCACTCATGGCATCTTCCAATTGGTTCGCCATGTCATCCGGCCGGACGCTGATCTGCTCCGACTTCACGGCCGCTTCTGCCGCCGACCTGAAGGAGGCCCGGGACATGCCGTAAATAAGCTCTGTCAGGCCCACCCGCCGGTCGAACAGGTTGGTGACCTCGGCCACAATCTGGAACAGTTCGCCTGGAACGCCCGGAAGATTGAATACCGAGATCACATCATTGACCGACCGTCCCAAGGCTTCCGAGATTTCGACAATCTTGAACCCGCTTTCGTCCGAATCCAGAATCTTGGCTTTCAGGTCATTGTCCGCGGCCTTCGCCACACCAATGAGAGTCTGGCTGGAAGTGGCAATTTTGGTGGCGATGAACGACATCGCGTAATTAATAAACCGCAGCTCACCGATACCGGGTTTTATCAGTGAGATCGGGTAGGAATATCCAGGTTTGCCGTGCCACTGAAGCAGCGTGAATGGCCAACCTTCCGGTTCGATCCAAAAAGGGATAGGCCATTGAGTGGATTGAAACAACGATTGCGGTATTCCCGTCTCATCAACTTCTTCTTCCAGCATCGACGGCGGCACGTTCAGCGGGTAAGGCACGCCTTCCGAAACTACGATGTAACAATGCTCTCCAAGGGGGTCGAACTTTCCTCGCAGTTTCTCGTCCGCGTCTTTCAGTCTGTCACCAAACCCGGTCTTGGAATAGATTTCGTAATAGGTGACCAGATCGTTGGTCTTGCCGTTCTTGCGCTTGGTTTCATAACCCACATCTCGTCGCCGGCTCCGGCTTTCGTAGCTTTCCCCGTGGCCTTGCAGATCCTCCACTGGTATGCCGAATTTGGCGGCCACAAAATCACGCGGGTGTACTCGCCTTCTGGCCACCCATTTGATGTCCGTCTGATCGTCGGCGTCGGGATCCCACAAGATGTTGTCGAAGTTCTCGTAGAACGACCCCGGAAGGACAATGTCAGACCCCGGAATCTGGTACAGCTCCGTGAACCAACAGCCGCAGCCCTTGATCAATGCCTCATCGACTACTTTGCGAGTGTGATCTTTGAGGTGCAGTTCGTTGGGCGTGTAATTCAGGAAATCTTCCAGAAGCCTGGCCACCAGAGTACGGCGTTCCGCCAACATTGATGTCTGCTGCACCATTTGCTGGTACGCCATCATGCCCTGGTCAGGCATCATCACCGGCTGGCCGTCCGGGCCTATGACCGGCTGGCCATCAGGCCCCATCTGAGGTATGGGAGGCTGGGGGAATATTCCCAGCATCTGCGGGCTCACCATCGGAAACTGCCTGGGGGTCACGTTTCGCATCGGATTGCGATGATGAATGACCGCCCCAAACAGCCGAACAGCCTCCCACACGCGGTTGACAGTCATCCGAAACGCCGGAGGGGCCAATCCCTTGACGAATCCCTTGATTCCTCGCGTGTAGTCATTGCGGAACATCCATGCATTTTCACCGTCGTAGAACTGCATCGCCTCCTCGGCGTCGTCCTGAAACGGTTTTTTATGCTCCCGAGCCAGCTCCAGCTTTTCCAGCCAGTTCTGGACGATCGGGCGTAATGGATTATCCACCGTGGGCACTCCTACTGCTTAATGCCCGAAACCTTTTTTTCTAGAACCGAAAGTCTCTCCGAAAGCTGCGCCACCCGGGGGTCGCGGGGGGTATGCGTCCACGTTCCGAAGCGTTTCCACTCGCTGCTGTCGCCCAGCCGCGGGTCGTCCTTGTGCCGAACCGATGGCTTTTCCGTGCCCCCATACCCCGGCGAAAGCGCCCACAGCGTCAATGTGTCTCGGCCAACGCCGATCACAAACGCCATCACGGGCTCCGCGCCATCATGGGAGCGGAACAGCACCGTCTCGCCCAAGGAGGCGGACGGCATGGTGTATCTCAGCTTTTCTTCTGTGGCCCCAGACATACGAACCCCTTTCCATCTTCGCCCTGACGTTTCTTTCTCTCCGCCAGCCACTTCACCCACCAAGGCTCAGGGCCAGGCTTTAGGGGTGGTGGATGGTATTTCGGCTCATACGCACACAGATATTCCAAACATTGAACCGCATGCACATCGCCCCTGGTATTGGGCATGTCCGTCACAAACGGCCCGCTGTTGGAAGCGATGACCTTCTTTTTGTATCTCTTGAGTTCGCGGTACAGCTCTGGAACAGACGATTCCAGAAACATCAGGCGTGGCGCGCCGTCGCCTCGGATGTGAAGCATCTGCCTGACCAACGCCGTCCGGGCCATGATGTCGTCCGAACCCGGCAGAAACCGCGTTCCCGTGAGCTGGCTTCGGACATTGCGATCCCGCAGTTGCTCGCTGTACAGATCCGCCGGCAGACGGCCGCTGCCGAGGTCTCTTAGTGTACCTCCGTGCATGTCCATGATAAAGGCGTAAAAATGCTGGCCTTCGCACTTGGCGGCAAACGCCTCGCCCCAAATCAACGCATTTGCGTGACGGATGTACAGTTCATCATACACCAACACAAAACGCTCGTCCGGAGGCACTGCGGCGAATAGGCAGGCCATCACCGCATGCCCTGGGTCGATGGACACAAATCTTGTCCAGTCCGGCGGAACCAACCCCCCTTCCAATGTGGACCGCGGCAGAGTGTGAACTACCGGGTTGAAGCTGGGGTACATGAGTATGGAGTCTTGGGTGAATTCACCCTCCGCTCGCATCCTCAACTCATCGACGCCCAGACTGCTCCATCGGGCGATGTTTTTGGCTTTCTCTTCTTGGTCGATGTGCTGGTTGTCCAGGAAACGCAGGACGAATTTCTGGATTGCCGGATTTGGCTTTCCTTCCTCCGCCTCTTTGTCGGCTCGCTCGCACAATCCCAATAGCGCGTCGTTCTTGGAATGCGGCATGGCCGACCAAATGAGGCGGCCCTTGCGATCCGCCAAGCGAGCCTGCATTTCGCCGACCCACGCTGGATTGGCAACGTCTTCGTCCAGATGAATCAGATCTGCCTGAAACCCCTGGGGGGGTTCGCCTTCAGACGAAAAGAAGTGGATCGTCCATCCGTTGTGCAATGTCACGCGCTGACAATATCCCGCGTTCTTCAAGACCCACGCGATGTCTGACACCATGCGCGGCGGTATCAACGGAGGTGCGGGCTTTGCTTGCGCGAGTCGATCAGCATCTTGTGACGGTCGAAATGCCCGCCATTCGCCTGTTTCCAGATCTTTGATGATCTTGAAGGCGCCAGCTTTTAGGAGCATCGGATACGCCACAAGTCCGATGTGCGGCCAATTCCGCCCTACTACGATCAGATTGCCATCCCGCTCCGGATACTTCTTGTACGGATCCGTGCCAGTGACCGCGCGAGCATCCTCTACGAATGTAGAGAGACTCTTGCCACTGCGGTTGCCGCCCAACACTATGCGTTCCGATGCCCGGCATGCATGAATCAACTCTTGGCTGGGCATGGGTTCGTACAAACGCAGGCTCTCCAGCCGCCGCCCTTTCAGCTCCGCTTGGAGATCCCGCAAATGCCCTAACGCATGCTGCGTGACGCCGGGAACCGCGGGGGGCTTAGGGGGAGTCGGGGCTTTCCTCGGGTGTTTTTTCATGTTCCAACACCAAGGTGTGAGGCGTCAGTGTCATTGCCGTCTCCAACAATCTTTGACGCAACTCATCTTCCAACTCGTCCTCGCTCCACAACGCCAACGGCTTCTTCGCCCCTCCCATCGCCGAATTGTGACTTACCAGCGACACCATGGCGGCCAGCATCTTTGTGCGGTGACTGCCGCCAGGAGGAGAATCGTAATACTGCTTCATAAAGACGTTGCCAAACCCCCTGACCCCGCCGAAATACTCCATCAGAATCTCTATCAGCTCTGCACTGTGGGGGATATTGGTTCCACCCATGCGGGCGGTTTTGCAGAACAGATCGACAGCATCCGTCTCTATCGCGTCTAGACGACTGTCCTTCTTCCGTTTCTTCCGCTTTGCCTCCAGTTTGCTGCGACACTGCCGACAGCGAGACAGCAGCGCACCCGCGGAGTTGCGACTGAACGATGTCTCGGGCAATTTTTGATGGCAGTTACTGCATTCTTTCAACATACGCGACAGTGCCACACGTTGCCTTCGACCACCGGCACCAGACCACAATCCGCCACGGCCTTGCGGACGCCTTCAAACAGGTGGTAATCATGCCCCGCGATGATGTACCTCGCCTTGGGCTTCCACGCTTCGATGTCAGCCTTGACGCTGGCGTAGTCATGCTCCGCATCGATGTAGACAATGTCGGCTTTGCATGGCCAATCTTTCGCCAGTTCCAACGAATCACCGCGAAACGCCGCAATGTTTCGCCCCTTGGTGTTATCCAGAAACACTTTGTACGGATCCAGACTCCTGTTGTAATTAGAGCATCCGGTGTCCTTTTTATTGCCACACCAATGATCAACGCAAGACACCTGCGCCGCACCAGCATCAGACATGATCAACGCAGATCGGCCCGCCCAGGAACCGACCTCCAAGACCGTCGGCGCCCAGCCGTATTCCGCAATGAACTCTTGGATCAGATTACGGAGCGCCGTCTCGTCCGCTGCCGGCAAGTCCATTCCCAGAGGCTCAAACGCATTAGGCAACCACTTGGGCTTAGGAAGGTCTATCACCTTGTTAACGATGCCTGATTCGACGCTTTCCCGCAGTTTCTTCGATACGCTTGACGCCGGGATGATCACGGGCTTGCCGACACACTTGGGCTTCCAATGTCCGGCCCAAGCGTCCCAATTGCACAGCACTGGGTTGTAGCCCAGCTTTTGCACGCCCACCAAGGACAGGTCGCGTGTCATGGTCACATCTTCCGTGGACGCTTTCTCCGCGGCGTACTTGTCTTTCCACTCGTAGTAAAACCACGGATTGTCGCCTTCCGTTCGCGGTTCGCAAACCTCAAACGCCCGCATGTCGTACATGATTAGCCCAGTAGGCAATGCAGCACACTCCTGAATACCTGACAAGGAATAGGCAGTGTGGCGATCGTACATCTCCAACTGGTAATCGGGGCTGGCGTGTTCGCTCTGCATGTTCTGCCACCGGAATACATACACACACTCTGCCGGAGGAGGACCGCAGTAGGGCGCTCCGATGACCACAGGCCCCTTGGCGTAGTGATTCTTCAGGTACTCAAACGACGAATGAAAGAACGGCTTGACTCCGGGCTGGCCCGCGTTGAGATCGGGCTTCATGTCGCTGTCAATCATCACCAGCACATCGACGCCGAACTGCCGTGCCATGAGAACGGCGCGGTTGCGGGTCATGGTGATGGGGGTGTCGGCCAGATTCCAGATGCGAACTTGGTCGATACTGTCGCTTTTCGACAGTTCCGCGACCAACGGCACCATCCACTCACGGATGTCCGGCACCTCAGACGAGATGCCACCGTTGCCGCCGTAGGAAAACGTGCAGAAACCGACGCTGAACTTCTGATGCATGTCCGGGCTCCAGGGGGGGGGAAGGGAGCCTGAAGTATACCGGCGTACACCCTGCAAACCAACCCTAGCTATCGCCTCTTGCTTCTCACCCAATTGTTAAATCCCTGCAAATTCTGCGGCGGGCGGGCTGGCCGAGCTTGGACGCGGGGGGCTAGAGGAGCGGCCGACCCTGTCGTTCTTGGTGCCTGCGGAGTCGGCGTTCCAGCCATGGGCGCAGACGGGACTCCCTGCACGGGGCGAGGATTGTCGCGCCGGTATTCCGCAGCTCTTCGCCTAGTGTCTTCTGCTTCCCTTTCCGCACGCGCCCTTGCCTCTGCCGTGATCCGCCAATAGGGCTCTTCCGCAGGCGCCCCAAACTGCGGCGCTGGACGGTACAATTCTTGCCCCGGCCTTCGCGGATCCGTCCGTATTACCCCGTATCTGGGTGGTTCAGGAACAGGCGGCCCGGGCGCTCTGTATCTGGGACCACCAGGCTGGGTGTACGGGTATTCTGGATTCGGGAAAGGGCCACGGGCGGGCACGTTGCCGGTTGCCGGGTTAATCGGGCGCAGATCGGCTCCCGGGCCAATTCCCGGGTTGATCTGGCGCTCGGCGTATGGCCGGTCGTCCGGCCCGTCGCCGGGGCCGCGGTGGGCCCGCCACCACGGCTCCGCGGAACCGGAACCACCGCGCTCTCTTAGGTATTGAGCTTGGAGGTCCCGTTCGCGGGCCGCCTCCCCTTCAGGACCAAGGTAATCAGTTGTAATGCTGATGCCTTGTCTCCACTGCTGATACCCGGGGTCGTTTGACAGATCTGGAGGCGGCATCGGCGCTCCAGGGGCAATGACGCCACTATACCCACCGTCATTTGTTGGCATGCCCGGCCGGGGGGCGTTGTTGATTCCGGCCAGGTTGCCAGGCGGCTGGTAAAGGGATGGCGCAGACTGACTACCCAACATGCCTGTCAGTTGCGACAGGAAATCATTGCCGGGCATCTGCATGCCGTATTGCTGGAACAGCCCCGCCAATCCCGCCAAGCTGCCGGACTGGAGGGGATTGCCTTGGAACGTGCCATTGGCAATGTTGCCAGCCGCCTGGGTGTTGATGTCTTGCAAGCTCATCCGTGGCGTGGGCGTACCAGCCATCTGGTTCTGGTTGAACTGCGACTGGTTTTGCAGGAACTGCCCTACGAACGCATTGCGCTGATTGTCAAACGCAGCCTGATTGTCGAAATTTCCAAACGGCGACTGAATCTGTGTCTGGGTGTTACCGGGAACAAACGACGACTGGGCCGGCGCGTAGGCACTCATGTTTAGCGTAGGAGGATTAAGGGCCTGAAGAGAGGCCAGATTCCGAGCGTTTTGCTCAGGTGTCAGCCCTTCCGACATGGTCCTAACCACGTTACCGCGGCCATCGTACTGATTGTACGGATCAAAACCTCTGGCGTATGCATCTACACCGCCAACTCTACTTCCTGTGTTAACAAGCGGGCCATCCGGATGACCATATCCACCCGGTGGCACGGAAGGTAGCCGGCGAGCCATTTATCGTCCTCCGTAGATTGGTTTAAGCGGCGTATCCGCGCCCCCGCCACCATAACCGATTATTCTTGGCGTGCCGTCTGGATTGTAGTTGCTATGCCAGTACTGGGCCTGCATCGCATTGGGCCCCCAAAAGTCGGCAAACGTTACGCCGCCAGGGTACGGGTTGTATCCCGGCTGGTTCTGCGGAAGGCCAGCATAATCAATATGTCTTGTCGCAAACTCCTGTTCTCGTTGTTCCTGTTGCGCTATCTGCGACAGAATCTGCTGTTGTTGTGCATACGCCGTCTCTGCATTAAGCCGCGCGCTTGTTTCGGCGGCGGTTTCGTTATCCCTTCTTGGTGGCGGTGTCACTGCGTATTGCTGCAATTGATCACGCGCTTCTTGGAATCTACCCGTGAAATCTACAGCACTACCCGAGCCTTGGCTAGCTCTCCACAAATCGTTCATCAACCGGTTGCCTTCGTAATCTTGCGTGCGTTGCCCAGGCGGCATACTTAGGAATCGTTCCGTGGCGTCATCAACCATTTGCCCATACCAATTTCGTTCTTGAGCGGAGTCGGACGACGAAATGGGCTGGGCTTGACCCATAGTCGGCATTGGGCGTTGGTTAGTCGGACGCTGAATTGTCGGCCGGGCTGGCGGTCCGGTCGGCCGCGGGGGCCTGTTAGGGTTTACGATTGGCGGCTTACTTGTCGTGTCACTGACACTGGACAGATACGGCGTCCCAGTGTTGGCCGGCGGAATTGGCTGGGCCGTGCCTGGGGTTGCCGGCGGAGTTAAGGCACCAGTCTGCTGAGGAACAGGACGGGCCATCGGAGAACCCGTCTGCTGCGGCTGGGGGCTGACGGTTTGAGTCTGCTGGGCTGGAGGCTGAAATCCTGAACCCTGACGGGAATACGCGCTCATGTTCATTGGCTGCATGGCCTGGCGAACCTGATTGCCGTAGGGGTCCATCTGCCCCTGGGCACGCAATTGGTTCTGGCGGTTGAGGCTGCCAAACCCGGCCCGACCAAACGCACTCATCGCTCCCCCTGCTTGTTGGTCATGGCATCAGTCCCCACGCCGTATCCATGGAGCATCCGAAGACGCTCGGCGTCCATCTGAGGTTCCGCTTGCCGCACCTCATTGATCAGCTGTCGCAGATAGTCCAGATTCGGTATTGCAGCGTCCATAAATGGAAAAGGCTCCTGACCGAGCAACGCCCGGCCAGGAGCCCCCCCTTAGCCCCGGACAGGGCATGTCAGTGTCACACGCCGCAGTTGACGATCGCCAGCACCGCGGAGCCGGTGGTTGCACCGGCAGAGCAGGCAATACCGATCACACCCAGGCTGTTGTTTCCGGCAGCCGTGGTCGCCGCACCGACACCGCTCGGCGTCACGCGGCCAGCCGTGGTTGCACCAGATGTCGCAGCGGTAATCGCCGCGAGCCGGTCGCCCACCGCCACCTCCGTACCGGAGAGGGCGTGAGCCACCTCGGTCGGCCCGGAGACGGTCACCCAGAACACATCATTCGCAGCCACCCCGGAGGCCGGGAGATGCTCGTCAACGATGCCGACGCGCTCCTCGTTGGTGGTGGCCGCATAGCCGTCCACCTCGGAGAACACCGCCGTGCCGGCAGTGCCCACCTTGAACCGCACCACCCGCTTCGGCAGCAGAGCGCCACCAGAGGCGTTGCGGACGGCAACGCAAGTCTTCAGGCGGTTAGAACGCACAGCTCCGGTGATGGGATTGACATCGGGAAAGGTTTTGATGCACCCCACCCAGCCCGTACCATCGGCAGTGGACGACACGCCCAGGGTCTGGCCCAAGGCAAACGGCGGATCAATCGTCAGAGACATGACGCTCTCCTTGGGATCAGGCGTAGTTCTTCCACTTGATGAAGTTACGCGGTGACTTGAACTTCATGTTTCCAAGGGTGGAAACACAGTACCTATAGCTCTGCGTGACCTCGTCGTAAAACGGTCCCTCGCTGTTGAACATCTGGCCTTCCATGTTCAGAAGTTCGATGTTCCCGATGGCCAGACCGTACCCCGTGTCAGCCGGCACGGCGTATTCCGTCCCCAGCTCCACGCCGTCGATCTCCACCGTGTTGAACCCGAACGACTTCAGGCCGTTCTCCTTGGTCACAATGATCCGCTCCTTGGAATCCTGGGCATTCAGGAAACCGATGAACAGCTTGCGATCCAGGACGATCAGGTCAATCGCATCCTCCTTCGTATCGTTCCGCTTGGCGTAGTGGAGGCCCTCGCGGAGCGCCTTCACGCAGTTGGCAGCCCAGGTCGTATTGCCGAAGTACGACGAGGTGTAGTTCACCAGGATCGGCGAATAGAAGTCGTACTCGCTGTCCGCCTTGCCGCCCGGCCACTGACCCGAGAGCTGCGACCCGCCGTAGTACCCAAGCTGAGTGTTCAGGCCGGCATAGGTATCGGAGGGATAGCCGAAAGGATCCGCGGCGTTGGCAGCACGCTGGGTGCCATCGGTGACGTTGAGCGTTCCGTTGTTGCCAAGGAACGACTCCAGTCCGTGATACCGCAGCTCATTGCCGGCCGCATTGCCGTCGATCCAGACCTCCTGCGAGAGGTACTGTTCGATGGAGGTCAGAAGCCGACTCGCCATCTTGCTGGCCACGTTCACAAGGGCGCTGGTGCCTCGGTTCTCCAACAGCTCCTTGCGATACAGCATGTCCGTGGCCTGATAGCCTCTGTACTCCAGCTCGGCCTTCTTCCACATGTTCTGGCGAGCGAACGAGCGCGGGGTTTCGCCGTTGTTGCCCTGCGGCTGGTGCAGCCTATAGGACACCTCCCAGTCAAACCCGCGGCCCGCCATGTTCATGCGGATGTTGCCGCGCGATTCGATCGCCGCGAAAACCATGTACTTGCGGAGCGAGGCGATTTCCTCCTCCCGCAAGTGATTGACGATCGTAGTCGCAATGGAACGGGCGAAATCAGTGGACGACGGCATTGCTTAACTCCCTATCAGGTGACCCCGTCTTGAACCATCTGGGAACGAAGCCGTTCCTCAAAAGTCATCTTGCCACGCGGCACGCGGGGCTCCATGGTCCCGCCGTTTCGATTGGGAGCCCTGGTGGCTCGCTGCCTGAGAAACTGCATTTGATCCTGCTGAGGCGGCTGCTGCTGCATCTGAGGCTGCGGCTGAGGCTGCTGCATCTGCTGGCTGTACATCTGATTCCACTGGGAATTGCGGATGTTCAGCAGATCTCGCTCCAGCATGCTGGTGGCGTACTGCCAGCGAGCTTCGGGAGTTGCGATGCCCGCCGCCGCGGCCTGATCGATGTACGCGCGGATCGCCTGACCCTCGGGCGTTACCTGGCCGTTTTGGTCGTACAGCCAATCGCTGTTTTGCGCTTCCAGCGACTGAACGTAGGTCTGAGCGCGGTACTGGCCCAAACCCTGGCCGATCATTTCCTCGGCCTTTTCCCGGGCGATCTGTTCGATGAATGGCTTCAGGGTTCCTTCGGGGTCAGTGACAAACTTCTTGGCGAAGTTCGCCGTGTACGCCTGATAGTTCTGAATGGCCGCTTTGGCTTCCAGGGGCGCGTCCGGAGCCACAACATCACGCCCCGTCTCCGGGTCGCGGATGATGTAACCTCGCCACTCGTCTCGCACCGAAGGAGGATCCCACCACTTTGGCTGCGCGGCCGGGGCCGGAGCCTGCTGGGACGCCTGCCATTTGCGGAACGCTTCAGCATTCCGCATGTACTCCAGCGTATGAGGAGTCAGTTCCTGATACTGCCGGAGCTGCCTCTGGGCCTCACGGTAGCCCTGCATCGAACCGTAGAGCGTGCGAGCGATTGAGACATCGTCAGCACCGTGGAATTCCGGCAACGACTTGAAAGCGTCGTAAACACTGCCGGACGATGCCGGGGCCGACTGCGGCGCGGCCTGGGGCGCAGAACTCTGAACCGGCTCCGGGGCCGTCTGCACCGATTCCTGAATCTGTTCGTCGCTCATTTTAGCCTCTGGTCACAAGGGGGGAATGACCTCTTTCTTCTCATTGCTCCATACGCCGAAGAATTTGCCATTTTTCTGGGGTTATGGCGTTTACCGCCGCAATAGCTGCGATCTGGACGGGGATGTTGGCGTAAAGTCGCGGTTGAGTTCTGTCAGATCCTCGCCCAACATCTGCATGGCTTCGGCCGCTTCCAACTGATCCATGGAAGGCTGACTCAGCAACGAGGCTGCGACTACGCCCGCAGTTGGCACGGCCCCGACCGCCGCATCTTTCAATAGCCCGGTCGCCGCTTGCCGGACCGTCCCGCCGCCGTATGGCATGAAAGGATCAGTCAACATGTCCATCACCATAGGCGCGGCTATCTGCACAGGAACGGATGAATCTGGAAATCTTGTTCTTATCTCGTCCCCGAAATCAACGACTCCGCGGTCAAGAGGCGCGTCCATGTTGGAG